TGGGCGCATGAGGCGTTGTCCAAGGGGCATGCGCGGCATTCCATGCGGTGTAGTAGCTCGGTATGCCGGCTGCCGGACTTTACCCGAGTCGAGGTAGGGTCCGGCGTAAAAAAGAACCCCATAAGGAAGGTTACTCCGACCCCGAGATCCCAGCTATAAGGTAGACGAAATCCTCACCGCCAAAAAATACGAGCGCATCCGCCAGGACCACCATGCGATCGACGTGCTTCAAGCCGCGCTTGGCCAGCGCCGGATTGAATGTGAGCCGGGCCGGCGGGCACTCATGTTCCAGGGCAACGCTGTCCCGCTCTACCTCGGCATGCGATCCTTTGGCGGACAGCCGCGCCATCTTGGCCTGGACCTCGATTACGGCGCGGGGCGGCTGAACATCGGCGAGTACGGTAAGCGCCCGCTCTAGCGCCGGTTCCAGGCCTTGTGGGACGGCGACCGCGTTATTCCAGTTTTCATCCGTCACGTAGCGGCTGATGACCGTCTCGAAATCCTTGGGCGATGAGACCTCGACCAGGCGGCCGAAGAGGCGCACGTCGTTCTCGGTCTCGACCATGATGTCGTTCTCGGACAGATCAACCTTGACGCCGGCCGAGCCAAGTCGTACGAGTTGCTGGCAGAAGGGCGTCGGTGCGATGAAGCGGCCTTCAGGCATGCCTTCCGGCGCATTGAGGATGGCGCGTGTTACGGTCTTGCTGTCGGTAGCGTAGATGGCGAGGGTGCCGGCGGCTATGATGAACGTTACGCCCATGTGCTCCGGCATAGCCGGATCATCGCCAACCGAGATCAGAACGCGCTCCAGCGCTGTGATGACCTCAGGCCCCCATATCGGCGGCTCTTCGCTTCGCCATTCCGGCTGCCATAGCGAACGATCAGCCGGGATTACAGCGAGCTTGAGCACGGCGCCCGCGGCCTTGAGCTTGGCTTCGCCGTTCTCGCCCATGTCCAGCGATATTTCGGCGGCACGAGATTGCCCAAGGACACCGAGCAGCGAGGCGCCATGCACGGCGCCGGTAACGTCCGACTCAAACGGTAGCTCAAGCCCGATGATGTCGTTGTAGGCATGGATCGTTTGGCCCATGAGCCAGAAGTGCGTAAGGCCGGGCACCAACTCTTTGTTGGCCAGGGCCGGCGATAGCGTTTGCAGAATGGCCAGCAATTCGGTGCGTTGCGCTTTCATTTGGCGGCTCCCTGCCTCATGCGAAAAGAGGGCGGCATGGGCGCCGCCCTCCTCTCAACGCATACGGTAGGCCGCCGGCAGGGAGATCAGGCGATGGCGCCGCCCGGCCACTTGCCCTGCTCCTGCAGCACGAAGATGAACTGCCGGCAGAAGGCCCGGGCCGATCGGATATAGGTCGGCGACGGATCGAAGCCGGACGCCTGGAGCTTGGTCTGCAGCTCGGCCTCGGTGGTATTCGGGTTCTTGATCATGACAGCGTGGATCGCCTTCGTCATCTTCCCGCGGCCGGACCCGCCCTCGCCCTTGGCCTTGGCGGCCTTCGGCGCGGCCGTCTTCGCCGCCGCCTTGGGCGCAGCCTTGGGAGCGGCGGTCTTGGCCGCAGCCGTCTTCGCCGCCACCTTGGGGCGACCGGGCGCCGGATCGGGGGCGATCCCCTCGGCCGGGGCATCCGGGAAAGGCTGCAGCGGCTGGCCCGCGAGCATCGCTTTCGTCGCGGCATTCACCCAGTCGTTCGCCGGCTTGCCGAGGCCTTCCCATTCCTCGTCCGACACGACGTCCTTGGTGCTGAACGCCGTGACGACCTTGGCCAGGAACGCATCTCGCGTCTCGCCGACCTTCCGCTTGACCTTGGATACTTTGATGATCGCCTTTTCGATATTGGTGGGCATGTGCTTTTCCTCTCAGGAGTTTAGTGGTTGGAAACAAGTCATACGGGATGACGTACTAAATGCACCTATCCCGTAATGTCAAGGGAAAATACGAGATTATCGAGTTGCGGCGCTGTTCGTTAGGAACCGCCGCACGACATCGAAAATGTCGCTCGACAGATTGATGCCGGTGATCCGGCAAACCCGTTCGTTCGGCGTCTCGCGCGTGCCATCTTCCTTGCGGTACGGCGTATTCATGAAGCCGCTAGATAGGGCTTTCAGCAAGACGAGCGCTTCAAGCGGGGCGTCGAGCAGCAAGGCCGCCACATCGGCGGCTTCGTTGTGCGGCTCCATCACGCTGTCGAAAAAGGTGTCGGGCGAATCGGATAGCTCGGACACCGGCACCTCGTTCAGGCGCCCGCGGTTGCGAGCCAGATCGGTAATGTGATTGCTGAATGTGCGCTGAACCAGCGCCATGAAATGCTTCTGGTTGGTGGTCTCGTACTTGGCGGCAATCTTGCTGTAGCAGAGATAGCCGTCTTGGATGAGGTCGTCCAGCTGATACCAGGAAGCGACGCGCCAGTAGTTTTGCCGGGCAGTATTGACGATCCAGCCGCGCAAGCCTCGATCGAGCTTGTCGTCTCCGACGAGAACGGCTGTCGGGCGAGGCGGCGCCTTGCTTGTTGATTGGGTTTTCATGTTCGTTTCCCCACAAAAGTTTTCGTATGCGAGAGAATGGCCGCCAGCCTGAAATCACCCGAGGCGGCCGGGTCGGGGTAGCCCGGAGGAAACCGGCCCGCTGGTGAGGCGGGCGGGCGAGGCGTACAGGCACACGCCTTAGCGGCACAACCTAGCGATTGCGTACGGCGTCCGCAACCTGTTTTAATGCCGGCTTCGTAAACTCCGCAGGATCGTCAAATCCGTTAGGAACAAGAGCCTTCCGCAAGCCAAGCGATTGCATGCGCGGCCCCATGCGCACAGTATCCAGCAAGGCGTCACGATCGAGGATCAAGGCCCGGTGCTTGTAGCGAGGGCTGATCTTCATGAGCAATTCGTACTGTACATCGCTCATCCGCTTGCCGAACAGGCATGTGCCGTGCACGCCGATGCCTCGCCCGAAGAAATCCATTCGTAAGCCATCAAGTGGCCCCTCGCCGATCAACAGCACGTCGCCGCCCGTCAGCTTGTCGTAATTCAGGAGGCAATCCGAGATGGCGCGCAGGGCTTGCGGCGTGCCGGACTCTTTTGCTTTTTCGGCATCTGTGCTGAGAGTGTCGTAACGAAGCGTTTCGGATTGCAGCACCGATCGGCCAGTCCAAGTTACCAGCACGCCGTCCATTTCGATCGGAATGACAATCCTATAACGGAAGCGCCCGCGAATGGTACACCGAAGTCCGTAATGCTCGGCAAGCTGAAGCGCTGCGAGGCGCCCATAGCCTCGGCTGTGCTCTAAGTAATCGACGAAGCGGCGACCAATGCCTCGATCTTCAAGCGGGATGATGTCTTCGGTAAAGGCGATAGTGCGCGGCGCCAGCGCCTCGACCTTGGGCTTGCTCAGCATTTGTCGTACAGAGGTACCAAAGTCGTCAGGAAGGTCTACGCCAGCATTGTCGCCGGCAAGGCGTGAGGCTTCGGCAAACGAACAGCCGAGCAAGGCTTGAATAAGGCGGTGGGGCTTGCCGCCTCTATGGCTGGAATTGCGCCAGCATCCCCAAGCGCCGCTTATAAGGGACAAGCCTAGGTGGCGCCCCTGGTCGGCCGATCCGCAGAAAGGGCAGTGGATGACGATATTGCCGCGGGCGACGTTCTCGCCTCGATCGCTGTAGGCGATCCGGTGGCTTTTGACAAAGCGCAGCCATTCAAATCTCACGATGGCCTCATCGCCTGGTACAGCGCCTCGCGCGTCAAGAGGATCGCTCCGTTCTGGTCCGTGATGATATCAGGCAAGATGAGGCCGGCAAAGTAGGCGCCGGTGGCGTAGACAAGCGCCCCGCGCAGCGTCGCGTGAGTGGATTTGGATGTAGCTGTTTGGTCAAATCCAATCCGCTGGTAGTAGAGAATGACTTTCACTCTTCATCTCCTGAAGGCGAGTCATCGCGCACGCCTACTTCGGCCTTCACCATATCGAAGTAGCTACTATCCATTAGCGCAGATTGCTTTACGAATTGCCCCGATCGGTAGTCCTGTGAAATCAGGATCGAGAAGCGATCTTCGTCATTCCGCGCATGAGAGACCAGCAGCCGGGCTAAGCCCAGCACTCGCTCGTCATTGGTTTGTTTATAGTGAATAACGTTGTCGGCGGTGGCAATCTTGCTGATGTCCTCGGCTACTCGCGAGTCATCGGCGCTGCTTTGCGAGGCCACCACCATGGCCGCATTTCGCTCGACACCAACACCGCGCAGCCGTTCATAGAGGCGCCCGAGGGACAAGCGGTATTCCTTGGAATCCAGCTTCATGAGATCGGGGTAGTCAATGATGATAACGGTCGGGATGAATTTGTGGGATAGCGCCAGCCCATCGAGATAGCTGTCCAGCTGCCCCAGTGTCAGCGCCCCCGTGGGGAATTGTTTTACCACCAGACGATTGAGGCGTGTGCCCCACTCGTCTATTCGCTGGGATAGCTTGTCGGCCAGCCCTTTGTCGCTAAGCGCAAGGATCGGCTCGCGTACTTCACGCTTTAAGCCGATCATCTTGGTGCCATCGAGTTCGAGGACGGTCTGGTCGTATTTATCCGCGCGCTTGGCGATGGCGAAGATGTTTTGATAATAGCGCTGTACCACGCGCTGCTCGCTCATCTCCAGCGTAATGTGTACTATGCGCGCTTTCTGCAGCAGAGTTTGAACACCGCAGTGGATCATCCACCACGATTTACCGCGCTTGCGAGGCGCTACAAACAGCAGCATTTCACCGGCAGCCGGTCCTATGCCTCGGCGGTCAAGTTGCGGGATGCCGACTTTGTAGGTCATTTCGTCAGAGCTATGCTCAAGGAAGCGCATCCCACGTACTTTGTCGCCGAGGAAGACGCCGCTGTCCTGAGTGTCGGCGTGGAATTTCACACCGTCGTAGAGCACCTTGTCGATTTCGTCAGCACTGGCATCGCCGGACTGCAGCATTTCGGCAGCGGCCAGCACGGTCTTTTTCAGGTTCTGTTGTCGGATGAATTCGTTGACCTTGGATAGGACGAAAGGCGCGTTCAAGCCCTCGGCCAGATCGAACAACCCGGCGACAATCCGCCGGTACATTTCATAACGCTTGTGCTGGGGATCTCCCAGCACATGGCCAAGGATGTCGTCGATATGCGACTTTCCCGGCGCCTTGTGAAATTGCTGGTGGTAGGCAAGGATGCTGGTCGCCACATCCTTGTAGGTTTCCTCGAATAGATCGGGCGTTACAAGCCCAGCGGCAATTCTCCCTTCCTGATCATCGAAGCACAGCAGAGTCAGCACCGACTCTTGCAAGGGGCCGGCTAGTCTTTCATCTGACAACGCAATCTCCCCACAAACCCGGCTTTAATCAAAGCATACGGGTGCTGGCCTCATCCGGGTTCTGCTGAGGGTGCAAGCGGCAAAGCTTGACTACCCATACCCAAGTGGTCCAAGAGCCATTCTTGGGTTTGAACCTCGTCATGTATCTGCCGCAAGTACAACCATTCCATTGTTTGGCGTCAGGCATGGTTTCACCTCTTCTTTAAAAGAAAAACCCATCAGAGCGGCGCGCCCTTCCTTGCGCGCCGCTCTGAGCTTGTGCGCGTAAGCGCACAAGCCAAACGCGCTGGCTGTGGCTTTAAGGCTTCGCGCGTGTGTGCGCGTAGACACAGCATCAGTGTCACGTTTGATTATCAGTCGATAATCCACAGGGCAAACTATGTTTGCCCTGTGGTCTGTCGATTGCCATCGTTTTTAGAGCAGCAATCACAGTCAAGACCAAGGTCACATTTTGCCCTGCTGGATCAAAATGTCACTACAATTGTAGTCACCGGAGATGGCGGTCTTGTCAGGGAGGGCGGGTCGTGCGTATCGCCCTTATGACCGCGTCTTGCTCGCCTTTGCGGCGACACGACGGCCGGCAGCACTGAGGATCAATCTCCCAATCCTCGGGCCACCTGCAGCTATCACGCTGCGTCTCGCTTCAATTCCTCGCGCCCGCAAGCCAGTCTGTTACGACGCCTGTGGTCCTTGAGGCTTCAGCTTTCAGTCCTTGCCGATGCCCTTCGGCGATTGCAGCCCCGGTCGGGTAGTCCAGGGTGTCGGCCCAAACATAGGGCGGGCTATGGCCGGCCTTGGCTGCTTGGGCAATCGCGTTTTTTGGTCTTGCGCGCGGCTTAGAGAATCCTTAGATTCAGCGCCGTGCAAAGACCTTCAAGCGAGTGCCTTTCGCTTTCGAGGTCGACAGCCGCCGGGGCGCTAACCCCGGCGGCTGTTGCCGTCTTAGCCGATTTGGTTTGCTACGGCCAAGCCTTTTCTTTTGCAAGGCGCCCGTATGCTTTGGTTCTACGCTAGCCGCGAGGAACCATCATGAAGATATTCGTATATCCACCAGCCCTTGGAGCACAGCGAGAAGTGCGGGAAGTGGGCCGCGTTGAGAATTACGACGATATCAAGCGCGTCGTTACGCCTTTGCTTGACGGAGGCGATCTTGAGCATGTCTCGGTGCTTTTCGAGCAGCGCCCGGCGGACATGTTCGTCGATGAGGATGGCGCGCGCAAGGGCTTGCCGGAGAACCCTGAGGCTACCGCCATCTATCAGGCCTGGTCGATCCAGCGCGGGTCCAAGGCCGCCGACCTGTCCAAGATTTATGGGGTGGCGATCATCTTTGAGAAACTCGTTTGGCGCTAGGAGGTCTTTGTGGAGCCATTGCATAAGCGGTATCGTCCGCAATCTTTCGGTGAAGTCATCGGCCAGCCGGCGACGGTCAAGGCCCTGCAAAGTATCATCGCCAAGCGCGGAAGCCATAGCTTCCTGTTCTCGGGGCCGGCCGGCACCGGCAAGACCACTCTGGCGCGGATATGCGCCATGGAATTGGGCTGCCCGCTGGACAGCATCCGCGAGGTGGATGCTGCCAAGAATACCGGCGTCGATGATATGCGGGCGGTGGTCCAGATGATGCAGTATCGCCCCTTGAATGGCGCCGCTGCGGCGGTGGTAATCGTGGACGAGTGCCACCGCCTTTCCGGCAATGCCTGGGACTCTATGCTGAAAACGACTGAGGAACCGCCGGAGTGGGGTTTCTGGTTCCTCTGTACTACGAACCCTACCAAGGTGCCGAAGACAGTCGTCAGTCGGTGCGCTTCATTTACGCTGAAGCCGGTGGCTAAGGACGAGCTATTCGATTATCTCAAGCAGATCGCCGATCTGGAGAAGATCGCGGTCGACGACCAGGTGATCGATCTGTGTGTCAGGGAGGCCGAGGGCGGCGTGCGCCAAGCTTTGGCGAACCTTACGGTCTGCGCTGACGCCGGCGATCGGGCGGAGGCTGCCGACTTGCTGCGTTCGGCCGCGGAAAGCCCGGGTGCCGTAGAACTCGCACGGGTTCTGGTCAAGGGCGCTACATGGCCCTTGGTTACTGAATTGCTCCAGAGCCTCAAGGACGAGAACCCCGAGTCTATCCGGCAGGTGGTGCGGGCTTATGTGACGTCGGTAGTTCTCGGCGCCAAGAACGATAAGACCGCCGCTGCCGGCCTGAACATCCTGGCGCAATTCGCCGAGCCCTTTCCCTCGGGCGATGGGGTCTCGCCGGTGGTGCTGGCTTGTGGCCGAGTGGTATTCAGCTAATCCGGTATTAGCTGGGTATGTTTCCGGTATGTTTCGGAGATTGATTGAGGAGAGCAGAGTTGGCCCCACGCCCGAGACCTGATGCGCCAGCCGCGGCACCCGCGGCGCCGGCTTCCGCGGAAGACCCCACGCTGGCTTTTCGTGAAAAGCTCAAGATCGACCGCGACGATCTCGATACGATGTTGATCGAGCAGCCGCAGCACTACGCTGACGCGGCGCGCGAGTTCGCCCTTGCCGTTTCACGACGCGATCGGGCGAAGCACGTGTTGGACGAGACGCGTGCTCGGGTCGATGCGCAGGAGCGCCAGATGGCGCGCGATAACGAGGAGAAGATCACCGACAGCCTCTTGACGGCGCGGATCACGGTGCACCCGGATGTCGTCCAGGCGAACAAAGCTCGTGATAATTGGGCGCGCATGGCCGCGCTGTGGGAGGCCTTGAAAGAGGCGTTCGAGCAGCGGTCGTATGCGCTCAAGGACCTGTGCGCTCTTTATCATGCGGGCTATTGGGCCAACAGCGCTGGCGGTGGTGCTCGTCGCGGCGCCGAGGAACGGGCTTATGCGGACGACCGCGCGGCGATTGCGCGTGCTCGTCGGCCCGGCGGTGAGGGATGAGCACGGTAGGCTGGATCATTGCCGCTTCGGTCTTGGGGCCGATAGCGGTGTATGTCTTGGTGCGGTTTGGGGCTTCGGCCTATTTCCGTTCCAGGGCCGATTACATCAATCGGCTGCGACTTAACAACAAGAGGAAGGTGACGAATGGCTCCGCCGAACAATAGGCCCGCGCCGCGCCCAGCGGCAAGACCTGCGGCCCGACCCGCCGCTGCTGCGCCCGCGGCCCGACCCGCCGCTGCTGCGCCCGCTGCACGACCTGCTGCGCGCCCAGCGCCCGCCGCAAGGCCTGCGGCGAGGCCGGCTTCTCCGGCGCCCGCTGCCCCTCGGGTGGCGCCGCGTGCTGGCAAAAGCGGCTTCGTCTATCGCGAGCGCACCAGCGAGAGCGTCCAGCGTCGGGCGACCCAGTCGGGCGGCATGTTCGACTCCGTGTTCAGCACGAACTTCAAGGTCTATCGCGCCAAGCAGGGGACCAATACGATCCGCATCATGCCGCCGACCTGGAGCATGGAGGAATTCCCCAAGCAGGACCACTACGGCTTCGATATGTGGTTCCACCGGGACATCGGCTCGGACCATTCCGGCTATCTCTGCCTTGCCAAGATGCGCGGCGAGTACTGCGCTATCTGCGAGTCGCGGGCGCAGATGGAACGGGACGGCGCCAGCAAGGATGACCTGAAGGCGGTCAAGCTGCAGCGGCAGGTCGCCGTCTGGATCATCGATCGCGACCGCGAGAGCGATGGGCCGCAGCTGTATCCCATGTCGTGGACGATGGACAAGGATTTCGCCGCCCTCAGTCGGGACAAGAAAACCGGCGCGGCCTTGCTCATCGATCATCCCGACAACGGCTATGATCTGGAATTCACGCGCGAGGGCACCATGCTCAACACGCGTTACATCGGCATCCAGGTCGCGCGCATCAGCACGCCGCTGTCGGATGATCCGGCCACGCAGGAGAAATGGCTGACTTACATCACCGACAACCCGGTGCCGACGACATTCCAATACTTCGATGCCGACTACATCGCCGATGTCTACAACGGCCGGCGCGCCGCCGCCGTCAACGAGGATGACGAGGCGCCGGCCGCGGACCCCAACGATCCGGGGCCGCAAGACCCGGGCGTGGATGAAGAACCGGCTTATGACGAACAGCAGCCTACGGGCGGCGAGGAGGCCGAAGGCGATCCGGTGGCTTATACCGAGGATCAACTGGCCGCGTTGGAAGCCGCCGGCTGGCAGGGCGAGGTCAACGAGGTCGGCGATGCGGTCGATGAGCAGGGCAACGTCCTGGCCGTCGACGCCGAAGGCAATGTCTACTATCCGGCGGAAGAAGCGCCCGCGACGGGTTATCCCGACGAGGGTGCGCCCGAGGGTGAGCCGGACGTCGGCGAGGAACCGCCGTCCGAAGAACCCGCACCGCCGTCCACGACGAAGCGTCCGGCTCCGAGGCCGGCGGCCGCCCGCCCGGCTGCGGCACCTGCCGCAAGACCTCGCGGTCGCGCCTCGGCGGGCGCTGAGGCCGATCCCGAAGAAGCGGCCCCTGCGCCTGCCGCCCGGCCGGCTGCGCGCCCAGCGCCTGCCGCAAGGCCTGCGGCAAGGCCCGCACCAGCGGCGGCTCCTCGGGCGGCCCCACGCCCGCCGGCAGCACGACCCGCAGCGTCCGCCCCCACCGGACGCCCGCGACCCACGCGCTAGCCGCGTGGTTGCCCGTAAGGCGCGCTGAAGCCTTGCCTTGCGGGGCACGACGCCCGGCCGGACTTCACCCCTCCGGTCGGGCGTTATTGTTTTTGAGGAGAGTTTGCCCGCATGGTTAAGCGAGTACGGCTACAGGACGTGCAGAAAGAGGCGTCACAAGACTTTGCTGCTGAGGATGATACTGGCGGCGCTTATTACGATCCGCCGAAAGGCAATCTGCAGGTAATTCCGACCGGAAGCCGCTTGCTGGATTGCGTGGTCGGCCCGGTCTATGGCGGCGGATGGGTCCTCGGCCGCATCAGCAATATCGTCGGTGACAAGAGCACCGGCAAGACGCTGTTGGCGATCGAGGCTTGCGCCAACTTCGCTCGGCTTTACGACGGCCCGATCTACTATCGCGAGGCTGAGGCCGCGTTCGACAAGGACTACGCCGCCAATCTCGGGCTGCCTCTTGACCGCGTGGCGTTCGGCGAGGAGAACGGCCCGATTGAGACCGTAGAGGATATGATCGAGGATTTAATGCAGACGCTGGCGACGCAAGAGAAGAGCGGTTCGCCGGGCCTCTACATCCTTGACTCGTTGGATGCGCTGTCTGATCGTGACGAAATGGACCCGAAGATTGACAAGAAAACCGGTGAGATCAAAGGCAGCTACGGCACGGCCAAGGCGAAGGGCATGTCGCGCATGTTCCGCCAGCTTGTGCGCCGGCTGGAACGGACCAAGACGCACGTCATGATTATCTCGCAAATCCGCGACAACATTGGTGTGACGTTCGGCCGTAAGACCAAGCGAAGCGGCGGCCATGCTCTGGACTTCTATGCGTCACAGGTGGTCTATCTGGCGGTGGTCTCGCATCTCGACAAGACCATTCAAAAGGTCAAGCGTGATATCGGCGTGCTGGTCAAAGCCAAGTGTGACAAGAACAAGGTCGGCACGCCGTTTCGGGTGTGTGAGTTCCCGATCATGTTTGGCTATGGCATCGATGATCTGCACGCCAATCTTCTGTGGTTGCACGAGATCGGCCGCCTTGCCGAAGCCGGCGCCGGGGCCGATCTGAACAAGGCTCTGGCCACCTACGCCGCGCTGTCGGATGACGACTATCGAGCCTGCGTGCAAGACGTTGGGGATATGGTCGTACGTATCTGGAACGAGGTGGAAGATCGCTTCCGCCCGAAGCGGTCCAAATACGGAGATCCGCAATGATTACGAAGCCCGAGATAAAGTTCCTGTGCGACGGCATCCGCTTCGGCCGCGCTGAGTGCGACGCGCAACGCGTCGATCTGATCGCGCTCCGCGACGGCGCCTTGAAGCAGGCCTGTTTTGAAGAGGCCGTGAGCCTCAGCCATACGATCGCCTTGTTGTCGATGATGGCGGACTACATCTGGGGTAAGGCGCCGCCGGGTGGTGATATGGCGGCTGGTATCATCCACGAGCCAGGGACAAACGGTTGATGCCGGCCGAGACGATTCTGAAGGCGATTGTCGCCTCAGTTGCTGTGCGGTACGGCTTGGACCCTGTCCGTCTCGATCGCGCCCGGGCGGCATTTCGGTTCGGCGCTGGCCGTATCGAGCAAGCGCGGTGCCCGGCGCTGGAGCTTTATCGTATGCAAGCTGAGGAGGCGGCGAAGATCCTGGCCGCCTATAACAAATCCGAGGGGCCATGACCAAGCAAAAGTCGTTATTTGGCGGTGAGATGGGCGGTGCCGGCACTCTTGTTAGCAACTACGGCATCCCGCCCTTCTCGGTGCTTGAGGCGCGGTCGGGGCAGTGGCAATCGCGCAAGCGAGAATGGCTGGCCCTTGGGATCAAGAGCGAGCTTGGCCGAGGTGTCGCTGTGGATGACGACCAACGACCGCGCGGCAAACACCTTGCGCCGGGCGTCGGAGGGCAGGGGTCAACTTCGGCATGGGTGGGCGGCAAGGGCAGCGTTCGGCCAAGCAAGGCGGCCCGCCAGACCACCCCGGCTCGCGGCAATCTTGGCGAGGATGCCGGCTTGGCCTACGGTGTTCAGAAAGGCCGCAAGGCGAACGCCATCCCTGGCGGCAGCCTGTGGCCCACGCGCGATCCTAAGACCGGCAAGATCGTGCGCAGCGACAGCAAGGGCCGCGCAATCACCACGATGGACCAGGGCGTGACATTCGGCGAGATCCCGAACTATGACGGCGCGGAGCGCACGATTACCGGCACCTCGATCTTTGACCCGGTGCTCTGCGAAATGGTCTATCGCTGGTTCTGCCCTCAGGGTGGCTTCATCCTCGATCCCTTTGCCGGCGGCTCTGTCCGCGGCATTGTGGCGAGCAAGATGGGCCGCTACTACACCGGCATCGATCTCAGCGAACAGCAGGTCGAGGCCAATCGCGTCCAGGGCGCCGAGATATGCACGGCCGGCGAGGAGATCGAGCCGATGCCGGAATGGATCGTCGGCGACTCGCGCAACATCGACAAGATCACCAAAGACTATGGCGAGGCCGACCTGGTGTTCTCGTGCCCGCCCTACGGCGACCTTGAGGTATACAGCGATGATCCGAATGACCTGTCGCGGCTGTCGTGGGAAAAGTTCATGACGGATTATGCGCTCATCATCCGTCGGGCAGTCTCGCGCCTCAAGATGAACCGCTTCGCTTGCTTCGTTGTCGGCGACTTCCGCGATACGAAGACCGGCATCTATCGCAACTTCCCGGGCTACACGGTAGCGGCGTTTCAGGAGGCCGGCGCCGGCCTCTACAACGAAGCCATTCTGGTGACGGCTATCGGGTCGTTGCCGGTGCGCATTCACAAGATGTTCCAGGGCAGTCGTAAGTTGGGCAAGACGCACCAGCAGGTGTATGTCTTCGTCAAGGGCGATCCGGTCGAGGCTGCCAAAGCAATCGAGGATAGCGCGCATGGCTGAGCCTATTGTTCGGACCAGGTTCGATCAGACCACGGAGACGTATCCATGAGCGACCCCGTTTGGGCTTGGAGTCGAGAAACCATCAATTCAAGGCTGTTGCTCTGTGCAATTGGGCTACATCGCTGGAGCCTCTATTGCCGAGGGCGCAACGCGGAGCGCGATACCCAGCGCGAATGTTTCACCTGTGGTCAGATCCAGACCCGAGATACGGAAGGATCTCCATGGACCGGATGAGCAGGCTTTACGAAAAAAGTATTCTAATGAGGGCGGGTGATCTATGAGCAATCCAAGCTGGGCTTGCGGCTATCCCGTCGAGTACCTCAAGCAATGGGCGGACTTGTTTCGGGATGAGCACAAGCCGTTGGTCTTTGGCGCCTTCGGCCTCGTCAAGGAGCGCGACATCGCGCCGGCTTTGCGGCGACGAGAGGTTGTCAGCCATTGGAGCGCCCAAGAGGCCGACCCCTCGCGGCACCTGCTGGGTGCTGCGATTTGGCACAAGCTGAAGTCGGCCAGCGCGCATAGCGATTTTCGCGGCCGGCCGATTAGGGTGCCGGCTGGTGCGATTGTGGTCAGCGCCTTTGCGGCTCGTGGCTATTCAGCGGGGCAAAGCCTCATCCGGCAGCTGCGCAATCTCGCCAAAGACTCGCCCATCATGATCGAGATTTTCGAGGAAGACCTGATCGCCAAGTCAACTGTGCTGACGATGGGCTTTGACTATATCGGCACCAAGGTCATGGCCGGTAGCGAGATCAAAGGTCTCTACGCCAATGCCCCGCTCGGCGCGGAGCCCATTGCGCATGAGGACCTGCCTTCGATTGCCGTCCTTCAAGATCCGTTCCTCGGCGACCAGGCCTTGCGCGACATCCGGCTGGAGCTGGAGGCGTGGGGCGATCATTACGCCAACCATTATTCGAGCTACAACAAAGGCAAGTCGTGGTCGGCTCTGGCGCTGCGCGGCTTCAAGCCTGACGATCCGCTGTTCATCATCGACCCGGCTGAAATGAGTAAAGCGTGGAAGATTGAGCACGCCGAGTACGATTTTCACCTGGACTGGACTACGGCCATCGACGGCTTTCCACGCACGTTGGAAGTACTGCACAGCCAGCACTGGGCCATGCGCCGGGTACGGTTCATGCGCCTTGGTTCCGGCGGTGCCTTGACTCGGCACGCGGATATCACCGATCGTCTCGCCGGCACCGCTGATGGGCACAATGTGCGGTTCCACATTCCCATTGTGACGAACCAGGAGGTGCGGTTCTCAAGCTGGGATCACCGCGGCCATCGTCTCAACATGTACATGCCTGAGGGCTCGTTGTGCTATCTCGATACGCGCCGGCCGCATGCGTGCAGCAACGAGGGCGAGGGCCGTATCCATCTTGTGGTGGATGCCCTCTCGGATGAGTACATCCGTACGGGTCTCTCCGAGGTCGTTATGGGAAAGGACACGCTGTGAAACAGGCGCCATTCGTCATCGAAGAGCATGAGGGTGTCATCGTCGTTCGCGACGACCTCGTCCCTGGCGGCACCAAGTCGCGTTTTCTGCCCTATCTGATCAAGGACGCGGATGAGATCGTGTTCGGCGGCCCGTTCTGCGGGGGCGCCCCGCTCGCCCTCTCGGTGCTTGGCAAGCAGACCGGGCAAAAAGTCACGATCTTCTATGCCAAGCGCCAGGAATGGCATCCGCGCCAGAAACAGGTCAAAGCGAACGGCGCCAAGATCGTCGAGGTGGCGCCCGGCTATATGACCGTGGTCCAGAAGCGGGCGCGCGACTACGCGGCAAAGAAAGGGGTGCTGTTCCTGCCCCTGGGCTTCGATGTGCCGGCGGCCTCGGACCCTTTCATTGCCGCGATGTCTCGGGCGCGCAAGCAGATCGCCGCCAAGTGGGGCGAGCCGACGAGGCTCTGGTGCGCCACAGGGTCCGGCATGCTGGCGCGGTGTCTCGGCCATGCCTTCCCGGATAGCCGGGTCCGCGGCATCGCGGTAGGCTTGGCATCTCGTCACGGATATCAAGAGTTTCCCGGCAACGTCAGCTTGACGCAGTCGCCTTACCGGTTCGAGAAGGAGTGCAACTTCAAGCCGCCGTTTTCATGCGATCCGAATTACGACGCCAAGGCGTGGGAGGAATGCCAAGCCGAGCGTGCCGCCGCTGGCGGCCAGACCAGGCACAAAGTCGAAGTCTTCTGGAACGTCATGGGGGCCGCCAAGGAAGGGTGATGTGCTGGGTACGATTGAGACAGCGGCTTGCGCGGGTCTTGCGCGGTTACCCGAATTACAGTAGGGTGCTTGTCCTGCGCCGTAGCCGTCGTCGGAAATAGGCCCTTTGAAGGGATTTTAGCGATGGCTCAGCAAATCCAAGCCCAAGCTCTAGGTCAGCCCGACTATCCTCGGCTTGCCTATCGTTACGAAGCGCACCACACGCGCTTCGTGCGTTATGTCAATCAGCATGGGAAGACTTGCCAGGAATGCGGCGGTCGAGGTGGCGAGGTAGAGCCGGTAACGGATGAGGGGCAAGGCCCTTGGCTTACTTGCGGCTGGTGCGAAGGCACGGGAAAGACTACGCGCTGGCTGCGCGGCCTTTGGCTGCGCTGGCGCCGGCAACATCGGCGCCGCCAGCTATGGCGGAGGAGTTGAGCCTGTGAAGTCGGTTTGGCTGGTGCTTGCCGCATGCCTGCTGCTGAGCGGGTGCGGTACGATCCTTTATTGCGGCCCTGGCGCCGGCAACGCGGCTGCGCGGGATATGATCCACGGTTTCTGTTCGGGGTGATCAAGCCATGTCGATCGACAAATACGACTCCGTCCCGCCTTGGGATGAGAACAACGAAAGGATGAGGCCGCAATGGTTGCCGGCTGATAGTTGGTGGATAGCGCCGACGCGTCGCTATTCCGGCCCGAGCAAGCGGCTCCCTGGCCTGACGATCAAGCTGGCACCAGCGCCGGTGCCGATCGTAGCTCCTGTGGTCGATCCTTACGGCCCCGAAAGCGAGGGCAATCCGAACGACCCCATCTTGGGTGCTGGCTGCGGCGTTGACGATTGAAGGGGAGTGAACAGTGCCCGCTGAGCAAGCTGCCATGATTGCAGTAGGCCTTGCTGTCATTCTGGTTGCCAGATTGATCGCCCAGCTGATGGGCCTGCTCTAGGTCTACGACTTGACGGAGGCCGGCAAGATAGCCTTGGAACGCACCACGCATGCGCGAGCAGCCCGGCTATGATGAGCCCATGATATGGGCAGGCTTGCGTCTGGACACGTCCCAGGCCCACACATGGGCCTTCTATTACTATTTGCTGCGACAGGGCGACAAGGTAACCATTCTGCGGCGTAGCCGCACTTCCATGGATATAGAGGTGCGCCGCCGCTTATCGCCTAAGCCGAAGCCAAGGCAAATGGTGCTGATCTAAATAAAAAGTAACAGATAGAAAGGCAGACAAGGGTTACCACTGACATGAAGGCCAGCGGTATAAAGGAATTGCGCAAGGCGAGGGTAAGGCGAGTACGCCTCGGCGCATTGAAGCTACGGTCCCGGCCACTGGACGGCAAATCGGGACCACCGCCGTTTGAAGCTACGCAGCAAATGCGGGATACGGTATTCCTCTTGAGGAGCAGGGGCGCCAGCTACGACGCTATCGCGAACCTCATCATCAATAGCGATACCGGTAAGCCGATCGGTAAGAATACGCTACGCAAGCACTTCAAGGTGGAGCTAGAGCGGGGCATGGCCGAGGCCAAGATCCGGGTTGGCAAAGCGCTGATGGATAGTGCATGCGGTGCGCCCGTACGTATCGAGAAGGATGGCAAGCGTCTGCTAATCCATGAAGCGGTAAAGCCGGATCTTACGGCGGTCAAGTGGTGGCAAGGAACCCGGGAATGAGCGTTGTGAATGGCAAGCCGGTCTTGGCCAAGGAGCGAACGGTGGCTTACGACCTGGATAACGAGGCGGCCTTGGCTCAGCAATATACTGATGGGATGCGGGCTGGATTACAAGCAGCCCTCCTTGAGGTCATGCGCAGCGTTCGAGCCCGTTCGCAGATGGTCGATGTGGTAGCGGACCTCGCTATCTTTGTGTGCACGGACGGCAAGCCGATTAGGTGAGGATCGTATGTCTCAGAACAAGGCCTAGCTGACGAGCGCACCGTGGGAGCGGCTGGGGCCTCGCAACGAGGAAGCAAAGGAGGTCTGCCATGCAGTCCAAGTCCCGTTAGCAAGCATTGCCCGGCGCCGACCAAAGCATGAAGCATTGCACGGACCAACTTCGGGGGAACCCGATATGTGGAGAGTAATTCAGACGATGGCGTAGCGGGAGAAAAGCCCCCGCGCCTTGCCTGCTAGAGGGGCGGCTTGCCTTTGACCTCGCATGCCGCTGCGGCAGCCGCCCCCATCCCTAAGAAAGTCTAGTCAAATGATCCGGTCTCTGATGATTGCTATTGGTTTCGTTATGGCGGGAAGTCTGACGATGGCCGATGATGTCTGCCGGCCGACTCCCGACCGGCCGTGCTGCCAGCCGGGTCAATCGCCATTGCTCTACAATGGGCAGTTCGTCGCCTGCGTGGCCGATGTCCCGGGGGCTGAGTATAGCGATCGGGACAACGCGAGCCCCTCGCGATGAAGCGATCGCATGGGCTGTTCGCTGGGGTTGGGGAAAGTAACAATCCCTTGGACCTGATCCTGTCCTGAGGTGAGTATGTTAAAGGTGCGGGGATGACCCTGCGCTTTCAGAAACCCAAGGAAAGGATACGAACATGCACAAGCTTCTTCGCGCGACAATTGCCCTGGCGGCGCTGGCTCTGATGAGCACTGCCGCGCTCGCCGGCAAGGGCGACGGCTCGTCCAGTGGTCACCCGTTCGGGGGCGGTCGCATCGCCTCGACCGGGGACGCCGGCAGCAATCCCAACAACGCCTACATCACTGACCACCCGAACAAGCCCTACCAAACCATGGACCAGCTCCGCGCCAGCGCGACC